TGCGTGACGAGGCCGCAATCAAAGGGATTCGTGAGGGCCGCGCCCAGCAACAGCAGATGCAACAGATGGTGGAAGTAGCCCCTGCCGCCGCTGGCGTCATCAAACAACTGGGCGCATAAAAATGCCCCTGAGAACCTTCGAAGATGCATATGCGTTTTCAGCTACAACGCTGAGACAGGAAAACTGTGTTGGAAGGTTGACCGTTCGTTCAACATAAAAGCGGGGGTTGAGTTGGCAAGTGTTGTAAATTCAGAGGGGTATTTGCACGTTAAGTTACAGGGGCGAACTTATAAGCAGCACCGGGTTGCGTGGCTTCTCGTCCATAAGAGTTGGCCGGAGTTCGAGATTGACCACATTAATCACAACCGCAGTGACAACCGCCTGGTCAACCTGCGCGTCGCTACTCGTATTGAGAACAGCCGTAACAATGCACGAAGTAAAAAGAACACAACCGGCGTCACGGGTGTGTGCCGACATAATCAGATGGGAAAGTGGCGGGCGCAGATAAGGGTTGACGGCGCGCAGAAGCACCTAGGCCTGTTTGACACTTTTGAGGAGGCTGTCGCAGTGAGAAAAACAGTTGAGTTAGCTGGGGGTTACCGCCCTAACCACGGTCGAGCGTAATGCTGGATAGCGTCAAAGATTTCCTGACCACGCGCGGACAAGCATACCGTCAGACGTTCAGTGGCATCTACGGCGAGCGGGTGTTGACGGATTTGGCGAAGTTCTGCCGGGCGAATGAAAGCACGTTCGCGCCTGACGCCCGCACTGAAGGAGTTTTACAAGGACGCCGGGAGGTGTGGCTCCGTATCTCGAAACACCTCAACCTGACGGAAGATGAACTTCAAGCGTATTTTAACCCATAAGGAGACTAAAAGATGGCCGAAGAAACTGGGTCCGTTGACGCGGGCAACCCAGGGGAAGCAGCAGCGCCCTCTGGTGAGACAAGCGCAGAAGTAAAAGCCGTTCCAGGCGCGGCGTTACAGACCGAGCCGCAAACTTCATGGCTTGACGGGGTTCAAGACCCCACCACGAAAGCCTGGGCCGAATCAAAAGGACTTCAGAATGGAAGTTTTGAGAATGTCCTTGGCAGTTACCACAACCTTGAGAAGATGGTCGGCGCCGACAAGGCCGGGCGCACAGTCACCCTGTTGGGGGATGATGCTACACCTGAGCAAAAAGCTGAGTTCTACACCAAGCTGGGGCGGCCCGGCGAGGCCAAAGAGTATGGTGTGGCCCTGCCTGAAGGGGTCACCGACGACACGCGCCTGAACCTGATGCGTGACAAGGCGTTCGAGTTGGGTATCTCCGACGCGCAGTTCAAGGGGTTGGCTGAAGCTGACGCGGCCTACATCTCAATGGCCACCCAGAACATCAACGACGAGGCCAAGATCTCCGTGGCAGACGCGACCGCCGCACTTAAAAAGGAGTGGGGCGCTGCGTATGACCTGAAGGTCGCCGGCATTGACATCGCCGCGCAGAAGTTGGGCTTTGACACCGCACAGCTTAACGCCCTCCGCACATCTATGGGGCCGGTCGAGGCGATGAAATTCGTTGACGGGTTGAACACCAAGATGGGCGATCACGATTACGACAGTGGGGAAGGCATCATGCCGAACCATAAGACACCGGAACAGGCGAAGACCGAGTTGTCCGAATTGTCCATGAACAAAGAGTTCATGGATGCGTGGTTGGAAAAGAGCCACCCCGGCCATAAGGCAGCGGTCGAGAAGAAGTCCTCGCTGGCCCGGCTGGCGTCTGGTATTGTCTGATGAGCGCGCAGACACGGTTGGAGGCGTTGAAGCTGGCGGTGGCCCACGGGTTGCCGCCGGCTGACACGCTGCAAGTGGCGGATAATTATGATTCGTATATCTTGGAGGGGGCGCGCCTTACTCAGAAATCTGATGATGTGGTGGTAGGGCGGCCAGAGCATACGGAGGTGCCATCAACCCCGGACGAGGGCGTTGTGGAGGGGCCGGCGTCAGGAGAGGAGCGGAGGCCACGTAAGAAGCGCCGCAGACGGACCAAGTAAACAACCTTATTGCGTTTTTCTTGATAGTGTGCCAATAATAAAAACCAAGCACACCATCTGGTGTCGAAAGGGCAACGCCGATAACCTGAAAGGGCCGGTCAAAAAGCCTGAGTAGCGGCCCCGCCATAGTGGACAAGCCTTCCAGCTTATTGTTTTAACCGACATAAGGAAGGCTATCTCATGTCAAACGAAATCCTCGACTGGTCAGTAATTGACTACAAATCGACTGTCGAGCATCTGCTTCAACAGCGTGGCTCCAAGCTGCGCATGTGCGTCATGGAAGACACGTACCATGGCAAGGCCGGTGCCGCAGTCAATCAGTTGGGCGCCGTCACGGCAGTTGCCAAGACCACCCGCCACGCTGACACCCCGTTGATCGAAACGCCGCAGGACAAACGCTGGGTCTATCCCACCGATTACGAATGGGCCGATCTGATCGACGACCAGGATAAACTCCGCATCATTGCCGATCCTACCTCGCCTTACGCCATCAACGGCGCTATGGCTCTGGGCCGGGCAATGGACGACCTCATCATCACCGCCGCTACTGGCACTTCCAAGACCGGCGAAGATGGATCCACCTCGACGACCTTCCCGTCTGCTCAGACCGCCACGACCACCACTGGTGGTTTGACGGTTGCCAAGCTGCGTGAAGCCATGCAGTTGCTGATCGCGGCTGAAGTCGATGTGGATAACGAGCCGCTGTATTGTGCCATTGGCGCGCAGCAGCATGACGATCTGCTCGGTGAAACCCAGGCGGTCAGCCTTGACTTCACCAACAAGCCGGTCCTCGTTGACGGTCGTATCAAAGCCTTCATGGGCTTTAACTTCATCGACAGCCAGCGTTTGGCTCTTTCCGGCACGGATCGCACGGCAATCTGCTGGGCGAAATCCGGCCTTCACCTGGGAATCTGGAACGACATCAATGTCCAGATTTCTGATCGCGCCGACAAGTCTTACTCAACTCAGGTCTACGTCAAAGGCACCTTTGGCGCCACCCGTGTTGAAGAGAAGAAGGTCGTCGCTATCACCTGTTCGGAGGCTTAAAACATGGCTACCACATACTCAGTTGAGAAAACGAAGTGGGACCAGAACACTCCGAAGACCAAGATCAGCACCCGTGACATCCAGGGCCGCGTCCGCGTGGCGTATGCCTTGTATGAAGCCGCCGCGCTGGCGGTTGGTGTTACGGAAATGTTCAACCTCCCGGACGGTGCGCGTATCCTGTCGGGTGAACTTGTCCATGACGCTCTTGGCACTTCAACCACGTTGGCCGTGGGCTACGCCGCCTACACCAACTCCGCTGGAACGGCGGTTGCTGCGGCTCCTACGGCTTACAAGGCCGCTGCGGCTTCGACCGCCATCACCACGGTTGGGTGTATGCTGACCTCGGCTCTCGGTAAAAACAGTATCACCGACACTGATGGCACCGGGTTGCCGGTCACCGTCTCGTTGGCTGGTGCTGCCGCTACAGGCACCATCGAACTGACAGTTCTCTACGTCGTTGACTAAGGTTCTGGGGGTGGTTTCGGCCACCCCCGCCCTTTTCTTTTTAAGGATTGAAACATGGCTAATCGAACCTTCACGCTGACTTTGGCAGATTTTGACATGAACGCAGCGGCGTCTGTCGCTGGTTCAGACGCGGGCTCTGCTGGGGCGGGTGTGGTAATTGTTGATGTGGCGGAGAGTGCAGACCGCACCGAGGTGGTGCTTGCCCTGAACGCGCTGGCCGCGCTAATTGGTGGTGGTCAAGAAGCACTTAACTAACAGGGGTAGCTAGATGACTGACGCCGTTTCCATCTGCAACCTCGCTCTACAACGAGTTGGCGCAAAATCAATCGCCTCGTTGTCTCAAGACGACACGGCAGGGCGGGCGTGTAACCGCGTTTATACCCAAGCCCGTGACAGCGAACTCCGCGCTCACCCGTGGAGTTTTGCTCGTGAGCGGGTGAAGATCGCGGCTGATAGCACCGCCCCGACTTTTGGGGCCGCAAAGAGATACCTGCTACCTCCTGATTGTCTGCGAATCCTCCCCACCAACGGGTTTAACGCCTCGGCCACGCAAGACGACATCCAGATTGAGGGCAAATACATTGTGACGGATCTGGGGACGCCCCTTGAATTGGTCTATATCAAAAGAGTAACCGACGAGGAGACATTTGACGCGCTCTTCATTGAGTTGTTGGTGGCCCGTATTGCTATGGACATCTCGGAGAAGGTGACCCAGTCGAATAAAAAGAAAGACGATGCGCGGCTCCATTATAAGCAGGTTCAGAAAGAGGCCAGACGGGTGAACGCTTTTGAGC